GTGATACCACCCTCACAAACCATCGCGGGCGCTTTTGTCAGTGTCGCATTCCACGGGTCCTGATAGTCGGTATAGAACTGATTACCGGCAATGGTTGTCGTTGTGGTGTCAACGAGACATGTCTTTTCAACGTATGACGTGTGAATCACGTTGTAACTGCCTGCGTCGGTGTAGAACGGGACGCGGTGGGTTCCCAGCACCTTCACATCGTCAAGGCAGACCCCGTTCACCGCACGTCCATAGCGACTGAGGACGGTGAATGCCCGGCCCGCAATACCGGGAAACGAACGCGCTGAATAGCCGCTGGCGGTATTGTTTGTCAGCCTGCCGCCTGCGGAGGTTCGCGCCGAGTTGGCGGATTTATAGATATACGTATCGAACCACGTATCAATCGCCTCATCGGCAGGGCCAAACAGCCGTGGCTTGCCGTAAAAGTGATATTTCGTATACCGGATAGCATCAACCCAGCCCACTTTGAAAATCTCTGCCGCCGGATAGGGTGGGAGATACGGAATCGTGACCGCGGCATTTCGTTGCGTCCACGCCCCGCCATAGGCGTCGCCGGTAAAGCAATCACGGGCGACAACGAAACCGTTGCAAACGGAGTCGGCCCCCATAAACCAGCCCGTCAGACAGCAATCACGGATGAGGAAATTATCTTCTGTGGACCGGTCAAGAACGCCATTCCCGTAGCGACCGATAAAGAAGTTGCGCACACCGTGATTAACCAGCTGCGGGCGAATATAACCGTCTGATGAGTCACCGGAAATAAAATAACCAATGTGCTGGTTATTGTTAATCACAGGCGTATCAGAATCCCAGTCTCCAATTAACGCGCAGTTCTGCATACTGTCGCCGATAATAACGGAGTCGGGATAAAGTCGAATCGCCGCGTAAATATGATTTTCAGGTTCCGCGGCAATATTTGCATCATTCGCTGCAGCCACCCATCCCGGGTAAGCGGTCCCGTCATCGCCTGGTAAAGTGACTTTATGAGGATAGGTTGTGGCGTAATATTTCCCCGTCAGTTGCACGGGAAGCCCTCTGGCGTGTCCTTCATCGACAGCCTTTTGATAGTAAGGCACGGCATCAGGAGAAACACCGTGCAGGTAGCCGAACATTTCCGGAGACACAAATCCTATTCCACCAACGAGTTTAGCGCCGTCGCTTGAACCCAGGTTTTGGCGAAGAGCAGCATCACCGACAGATACAAAATGTGCAGAGTCTGTAGCAGTCCAGGTTTCGTCCGTTTTACCCGAAGCCGTGAACGGGATATCAGTCGCTGCCGTGAGTTTGTAGAGTTCGTTGTTATAACGAATGAGCTGGTTATACTCGGTGATGGTCAGGGGGTTTCCTTCCGGAATAGTCCCCACCGTGTAATCGCCAATAATGTCATAGCCTGATGAAGCGATGAACGTATTAAATCGCGTATCCTGATCGGCCAGCTGAGAAGTAAACCGACTCTCCTGACTGGACATCTGGCTGAGAAATGATGTCTCCATTCCAAAAAATGAAGGCCGAACTTTCCCCAGGCGGTCAGTCCATATCAAGGCCGTCAGGCTGTTCAGTGCAAAATCGAGGTTCTCGGCGTTATCAAATAAATCCTTTACAGCCGCAGAGCCCAGCGGGTTGCCGGTTTTATATGTGCTCATAGTCGCCCTATAACAAAAAACCCGCCGAAGCGGGTTGTTGAGAGTTATTTCTGTTTTATGCAATGTCGCCGGGATAACTGGCGTTGTCGTAGTCGTAGAAGGACGCGCGGTACTCTTTGGCGGTAACCTGACACGTCCCGTCTGATTGAGGGGCAATCTCCTCAACAATGGCGTCATAGACATGACGCGTTGAGCCGCAGAACACCAGGCGGACTGGCTCAATGGCTGGTGAAGTCTGGTCAATCTTCAATGGGTCATCAAAATCACTCAGATGGGGAACGGACAACTGATAATCCCCCACTCTGCTCGCCACCATCAGACCGGATGCAGAGCCATCCTGATAGCGGATCAGCGCACGGGGGTTTTCGAAAGACCAGTCAAGCAGCTCCGTAACGGTGAAGGTTGTCACGCCACCAGCCGTTGTCATCGCCTCCACCAGACAGGAAATCGTGTTGTTCCCAGGTATATCGTCTGTCAGTACAATCCGATCGCCCGTGTTGTAGCAGAGCGCATCCAGCTCGGTGGTGGTCTGGTATGTAACCCGCTGCTGAAGATACTTCATCAGGCGACGCATGCCGATCTGGTAGGCGTGATCCTGATTGAGCACCCCATCGAGTTTGTAGTTCTCGATTTTCACCGGTGTGGGATTATCGGGTGTCCGACATTTAACAGTCTCCTCCGCCCAGGTGACGCCGTTGATGTACGTCACGTCGACACCATCAAAATCATCGTCGGACGGCACGGTAAATCCGCTCTGCAGCTCCTCCACCATCTCATGCGGCGTTATGATCCCCGTCCAGGGCTTAATCCCCTCGCGGTTGACCGTCGCAAGGCCATCGCTTAACAGGAAGCGGGATTTCCCGGCACTGGCTATCATCTGCAGCATTTCCAGCGCCGAGATACTGTCGCCGGTGGCGAAATCGAAATTTTCGCCCCGTGGCGTCCAGTACGCGGACTCTAGTGCGTTGATGGTATCGACGTCCATCTCCAGCCCCAGCGAGCTCCCGACATGCAGCAGCGCCCCCGAAATGGTTCTGGCCGTTCCTGAGTCATAGGACCGCGTGGCCACAACGTTTACGCGGCGGTCTGACTGCGCCGCCAGCTTCCCGCCCGTCTCAACGGTCACCGCCATCAGCGACACACCTGGATAGGATGAAGGGCGCGTCAGCAGCCGTCCGCGCAGTGCCTGCCAGTACATACTGTCTCGCGCGTTGTTTGAGCCCTGCTCATTGCGCCGACGGCAGCGAACCTCTACCAGTCCCGGAGAACTGAGGGTGATCCGCTCAGTGAATCCCAGCCCGTTGACGTTTTTAAGCGCATACTCGCCCTGGTGACTCACCCACCCCGATCCGGAACCGTAGACGCGATACTGTATCTCCCACTCAACGTGGCGAATCCGTTTTTTGCCCTTACTGTCAAAGCCGCAAATACCGTTCGGGAAAGAGAAATTCACCTCGAACATATCGACGGTCTCATGTTCAGGGCAAACCAGGAACGGCCCCAGCCAGCTCAGCGTGTCATTGAGGCCGGTGGCCTCATAGTCGATCATCGTCCTGGCGGTGAATCCCGGCCACGACTCATCAACGGACCCATTAACCAGGCGCGCCACTGTTGCCGTTGTGCCGTCGGCAGAGACGATCTGGTACTCATTCCCGCGGTGAGCAAGTGAAATCCGTTGCACACCTTCAGGCATGCCCGAGAATGCGGTTCCCGTAGTGCTGTTATATGCAAGCGTCACGTTTGCCGTTACCGCCGGGCTACCGCCGGTTGATGGCGTGCCGGAGGTGTAAACCGGGGCATCACCGAAAACGGCTGCAGGCAGCGAGGAGGATGTGATTGCCCCACCCACGTAAGGACTGGCCGCCTCGGTTATCAGTACGGTACCGCCGTTGTCCCGTGCGACCAGGCCGGAGCCAGTGAGCCCCTCGGTGATAGCCGCCAGCAGTCCCGACATCGAGATGTAGTTCGCTACCAGCGACACCGTATAGGTGGTGCCCTGCCATGTGATCATGAACGTACTGGAGCTGGTCGAAAAATCGTAGGTGACGGGAGCCGCACTGGCTTGAATTTTTGCTGGACTGCCACCCTCGCCAGGCACTGCGTCCTGACCCGGGGTATAGGACGCAATGACGAGGTCATAATCGACACTGTTGAAACTCAGCGTCACCGGCATACCCGCTACGGGAGCAAGTTCGGTAAGCAACGAGCTGGCAAAGACACTGTAACCAGAAGAGGTGGAGATCAGATAATTTGTCGGCGCCTTAATTTCGACTATGGTCCCCGTTACCCAGCTGTCCGGGAGAGAATTATCATCCTCGTCGTCATCGTCACCATCATCTGTATCAAGACCTGTAAACGTTACGGATGCACCAGAAACCGTCATGCTGTCAGCGATAATATCGTCGGAATCAGGTGAGGTCTGGGCCATATCCAGCCCTGTTCCGCTTGATGTTCCACCCACCTCTGTCGAGTTGAACCAGTTCTCGCTGCGCTCATCGCCGGAAACATCCGCGCCGGGCGGGTAATGGGTACTGCTGAAACCCGGTAGTGTCGATGCCGGGGTGCTGCCAACCCGGATATCGCCAGTGGAATATTCCAGGTCACCGACCCCAAGACTCAGCAGCATCTGGACACGCATCTTCGTTGGATCAGCAACGTCGAACCGGGTCACAGGCTGGACCACATAATCTGGGTAGATACGCACCCGGCCAAACACTTCACGAATGGCATCACCGAGTTTTGCGGTGTTGGCCCGCGCCGGGTTCAGGTCGAGACTGCGCCCTGTGGATGATGTATAGCCTCCCGTATCGATATTGCTCATCATAAACAGTGAATAGGCTGCTGCGGCAACGGAGATACCGACACCAATCCACGCGATTGTGGCTGCCTCCAGCCCGAAGGGGACCGGATAAAGCCGTACATCACTATCAGGGCGGATCACGCAGGTGGCCCATTCGCCTGGCGGAATGGACAGACCGTCAACCTCAATGGTCAGCGGCGGCAAATCCCGATCCTCGTAACCTTCAACATTCACCGCCAGCCAGTTACGAAGGCTGGTTACGCCATGCTCATGCGTTTCGAGAGGTTCGCCGGGAAGCCGGGACGGGTAAAAACGAATGGTCATTGCCAGAACTCCACTTTGACAAATCGCCGCTTAAACCGTGACAGCGGCAAGAAAGTGACGTTGGTACCGGGATTACATTCCGCCACATGCAGCAGACCATCAATACTGACAACAATCCCCACATGGGTGACTGCTGAGCCGGAATAGCAAGCCACGCCAGCCCCTTCGCAGGGGTCGCAGCGCTCCAGGGTAAGCATCATTTGATGCGCCTCCCGGTCGAGGCCGCCGTCGTCTTTCGTGACCCCGGCAAAATCAGGCCAGCGAGGCAAGCCCAAATCACAGCGTATCTCGTTTACAATGCCAAAGCAGTCGAGCTGCGGGTAAACGCGCCCGCCCTTCAGCCAGGTGACTGAACGGTATTTATCAGGGTTAAACATGATGGATTCCTTAGCTGATATAACGCAGTCCGGGGAAGACAGGGAGCGTGTAGCGGTAACGCGGCCAGGCCATATCGAGGACATTCATATAGCCCGCAGTGATCTGCACCTCTGTAGCCGTCCAGTAACCCGACTTGATTTTCAGCGTATACGGCACTGCCGCAGGCGCGGCTAAATCCGTGGAGATAAAACTGCGGTATGTCAGCGATGCAGGCAACCTGTTAGCCAGGGCATTGCGGATCGTCGTGGACACAACACCATCGACATTACACAGGGCGAATTTCAAATCTTGCGTACCGTCCGCGTTGCGCGCCGGCAGCGCAATGTCAATCGCGCAGGCGGTAAACGTTACGGTATTGCCGCTCTCCGTCGTCGCCGTAATATCCTCATACCCCTGGTACAGGTAGTGAACATCTGAGCCAACGGTGATCTGCAGCGTTTCAATGATCACCTCCGGACCGCTGCTGGCATAGAGCCTGTTAAGTCTTGTCATGCTTCAGGCCACTCCCTGTTAACGGCAAGATCAAGAATATCGCTGTTCACAATGAAGTCAGGGAACTCGGCCCAGCCAGGCGGAAGGATTGGACGCTCCCATAATTCCAGCGTTGCACTATATCGCCAGTATTTACCGCCCTCTGGTGTCGGTCCCTCGTATATATCGACAAACCTACAGACATAATCTTGCGCACCTAAAGGGGTAAGGAGCGGCATGTTGAACCAGTCAGCCCCATCGGTAATGATGTCTCGGTACCAGGCTTCGAAAAGCTGTGCCTGACCATCAGTAAAGATCCATGAAACTGGCGTTTGAGAAGGAACCGAAGTATAAGCTCGCCTTTGTCGCCGCCTGCCGGTAACCATCGCTGTACTTTTTAGCGGAGAAGTCGCTTTAAGACCAAAGTTCTCCTTCAATGGGCAAGGGAGATAATCCTTCGGGTAATTGAGATTAGTTGAAATTGCCATCAGCTAATTTTCCTCCCCGAGGTAGTTTTACCCATCAAGGCCTTATGCAAATCACCCTGACCGCTTGCGACTGAATTAACCGCCTTCCGGTATCCCCTTTCAGCCCCCTCATCTGCAGCTTTACGGACCAGCGCCAAAGTTGCATCGGAAGGGTTACCATTGATGGGGATATTGATTGTGGGCGAATAAAGCGCGCCGCCGCCTGTGGACTGGTTTGCTACTCGATCCAGAGTGGCATCCAGTTTGGCGCTGGTTTTAGCAGTCGTAACGCGCTCACCTTTCTGCAGGAGCCAGGTTCCAGTTTCGGGCACAGAGTCGATACCGTCATGAGCCTGGCCCTGAAGGGCTGTACCAACACCTATCGCCAGTACTCCAGCAGCCGCAGTTGCGGCTATTGCTGCCGGTCCTGCTATTTCGGGTCCAACAAACGGCACGCCGATCATTGCTGTAAAGGCCTGCAAACCCGCCATTGCAACTTGGGCAGCAGCGTAAGAAAGAAGTGTGCTACCAACAGATTGCAGAAATGTCGAAGCAAAATCTTTAACATTTAACTTTCCGGTTTCTGCCCAGTCAATAATCATATCCGTTAAGCTGCTAAATGCCTGTGCACCAACCTGCTGCATGTTGGTGTATAAATCCATTGATGCTTCTATTTGCGTTGCTAGCCCTGATATAAAACCAGCAGCACCATCATTTTGTAACTCATCCTGTTTCTTGTAATATTCCTCCTGAATTTTAAGCCTCTCATCAAGAGAATCCTGTAATGCTTCTTTCTTTTTATCGTAAAGACTTTGGTCTATATCTCCAGATTGGAGCTGGTTTAAAAGATCATCCTGTTGATATGCAAAATCCTGCTGTATATCATTATTATTCTGCATGCGTGATCGCTCACGACCACCAGAATAACGGCCAACAATTTCATTATCAAATCCTTGCTGCACTAACTTATTCTGCCTTTCTAAGCCGGAAACATATTCCGCAACCCGGGCATTTTCCTGATTAAGCCTAAGCTCTTCCTTTTTAGAATCCAGGGCTTTTGCAGCAGTGCGAAGCTGTTCTTTTTGAGCTTCTGACAATTTTTTAAGATTGCCACTGGTAATATCAAAATTTATTTTTTCGAGCTCGGTAACCTCAGCTGTTTTTTTACCAGTAGTTTCAATAAGGGCAGCTTGTTTTTGTAGATCAAGCAATCTACTGTTAAAAGCATTTTCTGTTTTACTTGTTGGTGTTTTAACAGGTTTTCCGTTCGTACCACCAGGAGGTAAAGAAAATGGGTTGTCCGTTCCCACAGTGGCTACCTGAAGAGGTAGCACCGATTTACTAGCTTTAGAAAATTTATCTCTTGTTTCTATAAGAGATAGCAGTTCATCATTTAGTGCTTTCGCGCTGTCATCTACCCCTGTAATCCAACCAAACATAGACTCACTTTGAGAGTAAAAACCTTTTTTTCCTTCAAGGATTTTTTGCAGGTATTCAATACGTTCATTAACTTGGTCTATATTTGTTAGGTCGATCTTGCCACTAAGTGCCGCAAAACGGTTTCCTGTGCTGGCTGCTAGTTGGCCCGCACCTGCAGCTGCTTTTACAAGCCATCCAGCAAGTTGAGCGACTTCCGATACAAGATCAGAAATACCTTGAAGAACCAAGGGGTCAGTCAGTACGTCATGAAGCTTATCAAGTGAGCCCTGCAAAGGAGTTAGATCAACTTTTGCCAATCCGGCTGCAATCTCAATTTTGAGCCCTGCAACCTGAGCCTCCATATCTTCAAAAAGTTGATTAACCTTTACTAAATCATCAATAGAGGATGCATCAGGAGCAACACCATAATCTTTAGCAAGGTCAATAAACTGTTTGAGTTTTTGGTTGTTGTTATCAAATAAAGGAAGTAATTTTGAAAGGTCGTTACCCAAACTTTCAAGAATGGTGGTCTTCTCGGCATTAGTACTAATTTTCTCCAAAGATTCACCGATAGCGAGCAATTGTTTATCTGGACTGACTTTTGATAGTTTTTCCGCAGATAATCCAAGAGCGTTGAGCGCATCAACAGCTTCACCTGATTTATTTAATACCGCGTCACCAATCTTATCACCAATATCCTTGAAGATATCAGCCATTTGGTCACCGGAGACACCAGCCTTTTCAGCTGCAAACTGCCAAGCAAGAAGTTCCTGGGTAGATAATTGTAATGATTTAGCCCAGCGGTCAGTTTCTGCTATTTGCCTGGATGTGGATTTCAGTAATTGAAATCCGGATGCGCCAACAGCCAGCCCAGCTGCAATAGCTGCTGCCCCTATACCTGCTAGTGCAGCACTGGATTTTGCCACATCATCTTGTACCTGCTTGCTCCACTTGGCTGATGCACGCTCAGCTTTATCCATCCCTGAAACAAATCCACCAACTTTTGCAACCAAGTCGATAGTCAGAGTTCCCAGTGACTTGCCAGCCATAAATTCTCCAAGTGAAAAAAAGCCCGCTTTTAGCGGGCGTTATTTTAACAATTGTCCTTTAACCTCCTTTTAAGGGTAGATTTAAAATCTTTCCTTAGTGGTTCAGGGAGACCTTGTTCTAACCTATCGATTAAAGGCATATTCATAAAAAGGATATCATTAACACTACTTGAACCATGTTTTTTTAAAAACATCATTGCAAGATTGTCTACAGCCAAGATATTAAGACATGGTTCACCATCTTTCAAAGAAACAAAGTCATCTGATGAGAAAGATTCTATTTTAGTGAAATCTACCTCTTGTAATGACTTCTTTCTCCCTGAGAATGAAATAAAGATACCAGCAAGAAAAAGAACAACCGCAACTAATAAATAGTTTTGCTGTTGAGCCATTAGCCCAATATTATTAACTCTTGTACCATCGCCAACCTCAACACTCACATCCATAAAGAACAATGAGTACACCGCGAGAATTATACCTGCCAGCGATAACAACTGACCTGAACTCTTCATATCATTCCCTCGTGATAATAGTTACCAAAAGGGTAGCAGGATTTTTTTAAAGGCAAAAACAATAATTAGTCCCAGGATTTCATGGCCTCTTCCAGAGATAATGGCGCTTCGTTGATGTGCGGTGCAAAGTCACTTACCTTGAACGGCGGCGTGTTCTTTGCCTTATTGATGTTAGCCAGGACAGACGCCACCAGCGAAGCCCCCCACTCGGTACGCATCATGATATTGAGCGGTCCGTACTTCTCACGGTACTTGAGCCAAACCAGAAATTCCCTGCGACTCATCCGCTCCTGAGCCACTGCGATGGTGCGGCCGCCGATGCCGTTCATCACCAGTTCGCACCAGAATTCATCCTCGCCGGTTAGCTCGTAGTCTTTCCCAGTTCGTTTACATCATGAATTGCAGCCAGGAGGGCCATAACAATCGGACCGTCCAGCGCCCCACGATCTGGGGTAGCAGTCCCAAGAATGTCAGCCGCGGTAAACACTGGGGCGCCGTCCTGATCGCAAATATGCGCCGCAATGCGCTCAGCAATCGGGTCCGATTTCCCGTTATACGCCAGCAGTTCAGCTTTAGTGGTGTGGTAGCCCATCGGGCGCACATAGACGGTTGCGATATGCTCTTTCCCGTCACGGCCTTTCCACTTAATTTCTTTTTCCACGGGACGCCCGGTAAAGGCACCGGTTTCTTTTAACGTATCGAGAGTAAGTTGCATTTCAGCTCCTGAATAGAAAAGCCCGGATAACCGGGCATATTAATTACGCTGCGGCCTTAGGCACCCATACGGAAGAGCCAGACCGCTGGATCGTGGCGGAGGTCGTCACAACAGCGTTACCCTGAAAATCAAACGGGAAGTCAGAAACGTAACCCTGGAAAATGAACCAGGTGCGATCCGATGGCAGCACCAGGCCATCAACAGCATCCTCAGCGCCAGGAGCGGCGGCTGTCGGGGCGCTGGTTCCATCTGACCAGCCAACCGCAAAAGTTAACGGCGTCTGGTCATTCGCTTCAGCGAGGCCATGCAACATAATGTGGCTTGCGTTCGTCGGATCAGCGTTAAGCCCGACGGTTGCGGCCGCAGGCGTTTTAAGTCCCTTTTTGTAGGTTCTGGAATCCCGCTCACTCAGACAGGTATCTTCAATCTGATCGGCAGGGTTCCCGCCGGGGTTGAAACTGGTGATGCATTCAACCTCGCTGACCACGCCAGACTTGAGCACAAAAAACTGCGTGCCTTGCGTTAATACAGACATGTTTTGTCTCCATAAAAGAAAAACCCGCACAAGGCGGGTCAGTTTGGGGTTGTTGGTTATCTGGTCGTTATCCAGTCAACATCGAAGGAATAGCGGTATCGCATTGTTTCAGGATCGCGGCTTTGTTCACCCCATCGGGTGATATAGGCCTTGCCCTCAATTGCGTCACGCAAAGCGCGGGCAACGGCGATCACGTCGGTGTCAGTATCGCCATAGACATCAACCTGCAGAGAATAGTGATCCGCATCTGGCCGCTGGTTCAGATAATTTTCAGGGTTGCCGCCTATGTTTTGCCAGACTGCATAGGGGTAAACGATATTATCGTCCTGCATACCGAATGGATAAAGCCGCACGGGATTAGAGCCTAGCAAATCCCTGACTGCCTGGCTGGCTGCGCAAACTGCAAATATTGGAGCAATCATACCGGAGTTCCTTTTTTAGCCGCCCGTCGCACAGCCCGATCAATGGACTTTTCCAGCTCCAAAGCAAAAACGTTAATCACATCGGCATCGACCCCGTTCAGTGCAGGCCTAATTATTGGCCTCGCTGCAGCATGTTCTGTGCCGAACTCCAGGAATCGCCAGTACCAGGTATCCCCACCGGGATTACCTTTATCTCCGGCAGTGTTATAACTTTTACCCGCCCTGCCTTTTCGGACGTTGGCCTTTGTATTGGCGTATTGCCTGGCGCCGCCCATCACCCCGACACGAAACGTTGGATCGCCGGTTCTGCGAAATGCCTTGCTGCTGAAACTGACCACAATGTTTTTGTAGATAGCCTCTTTGGTGAGAGGATCATCAACCCGCGCGGCATTATTGCGCGCTCTGTCCCTGATGACGTTTGCCGCTTTACGCAGCGCTGCACGACCGGATTTATCGCGAGTGACCTGTGAGACGGCATCCAGTTTCCCCAGGACGGAATCGAGGCCGGTCAGGTTTACTTCCACGCCATCAGCCATCGTTAGCCCCCTCTGAACATGGCAGTGTCAGGTATTCCCTGCCGCTCCGGGGGTCAGGTAAAACGCCCTCAATGTTGTAGAAGCGGCCACGAAACAGGATCCGATGTTTGCGGGTGACACCCTCACGGTAACGCATCGTTATCCGTGTGGTAACTTCGCCCTGAGAGGCCTGGGCCGCAATAAACTCACGTGCGGATAAAGGAGCGACTTCGGCCCAAAGGGTTGCGACATCGCGCCAGGTATTAATTACGGCTCCCGTTGTCGGGTTCTGTTCTTTGACCGGTTCCTGCAGGGTGATCCTGTGACGCAATTTTCCGGCCTGCATATCACCCCCTGGGTTTCCCGCTCAGATAGGTTTGCTGCTCTGGCGCCTCATCGAGATCGCCGGCAAGCGACTGGATAATTACATCGGACAGGGCGACGTTAGACTCAGCCAGGCGGTTTATCGCTTCCGTCTGCTCTCGCTGTGCTGTTGTTTGTTCTCTCAACGCTGCTATCAGCGCGTTTACCAGTTGCTCGTTCATAGGCTATTTTCGTCCACTTTTTTAACCACTCACGCCGTTTAGCACATCCTGAGCAGCCCATTAGTTCCACCTCCGGTGCCTAATCAGCAGCGCCTCAACGCCCAGCGGAACTTCCGATAGGTTCTGCGCTGCCGCTTCGCGGTTCGCATACCAGTGTCCAATCAGCAAAAGCATTGCCGCCCAGATGCCGGAAGTAAAAATAACCTCACGGGGCTGAGTTTCCCCTTCCACTGGCGGCGTTAATGTTTCGACCAGCGCACCGTCGCAAAACCGCTCAACATAATCGACGGAGGCCGAAGCATAGGCAGCAATAAGCGTATCTTCGTCGTCACCATCAACCTTCAGATGCGCCTTTATCTGCGCCAGCTGTTCCTCGCTTATTTCCACCTTTACCCCCTGGTTTGGCTTTAGCAGGCTCCGCAGAACCAGAGTCTGTTGCCTTTTCCGGCTCAACCGCCTCGGCCAGATGCAGTTTCACCAGTACTTCGCCGATTTCTTTATGCACCTCGCGGATTTCCCCCTGAGATACCGTACCCAGGTGATAATGCGAGAACATACGGAGAGCTTTAATTTTCATCTCATTTACGCGGCCATTGCTGGCCGCGCCCTTTTGTTATGCACCAGTGCTGACAGCAATATCACCCGTCACAATCGCTGCCGGGCGATAGTGGGCCAGCGCCAGGCGCTCTTCGCAAAGGATGGTCAGCATGTTTTTAACGAAGTTATCGCGGTCCTGGTTGCTGATCTCGATGGTGGCATCCATGCGATCCCAAACCTGCGACGCCAGGCCAAACGCGCCAACGGTGAATTTGCCTGCCGTCTGCGCTGTGGTCGACACCACCGGAAGCCCCCAAAGCACTTTCGAGGCAAACGCCTGCGGGCCACCGAGAATGTAATTGCCGTTAGCGTCCTTCAGCAGGGCAATACGGTGCCAGTCCGCCGGGTTCAGAATGATGCCGTCTGCTTCGAACTCACTCAGCGATACCTGATAGATGGCGTGTGCCAGAACATCAGCGCCAGTATCTCCGGCTGCGTTGAGTGTGGTTTCGTAGTCATTCGCTACTACGTTGAGCCCCTGCAGGTTATCGCCGGTACCGTCCCCGTTCAGCATCTGGTTCTCTTCCACCAGTGCCAGTCCGTACATCATGCGGGAATTGAGGTAAGACTCGAGCGCCGGGGCATCATCCATGATCTGGCGCGATGCCTGGATCCAGTGGGCGATAGTTTTCACGTTCGCCGTTTCTTTGGTGAAGGTAATATTACTTTCCGGCTTGAGGGTACCTTCTGCCACTGGTGCTGCAGCGTTGGTAAACACGTTTTCGCGCACGTATTCCAGCGCGTTACTGGTGATACGCCCCTGTGCCAGCAAGTCACGCACGGTCAGACGGCGAAGACCCGGCATAAGAATACCCGGCAGCTGCTGCGGCTGGACCAGGGCGCCTGCCGACGCTGCGCCGGAACCAATCGCTTTATCAAAACTGGTGACTTTCGCTTTAGTACGCGAGCCGTCCCAGCCCTTCATCAGGTCTTCAGATACGCGCTGAGCAAATGACTTCTGCGCAGTCTGATCAGGAGAGTTTCCGGCCAGTTTCTGCTCAAGATCGAACAGGCGGGTGCCGGTGGCTTTCAGTTCTTCCTGTGCTTTCGTCAGATCGATCTGCAGCTGCTTGTTGATTTCACCGGTCTGGTTGATGGATTTACGCTGTTCTTCGATAAGCTCCTTTACTTCTTTTTGGGAGTTTTCGATAGCTTTTTCCAGTACAGATAATTCAGACATGTGTTACTCCGTTAAGGTGTCCGCAGGTTAGCGGCAAATGAGTTAATGCGCTGTGCCAGCGCGTCAATGTCGTCGCTACCGAACTCGCTTCGGCCTGCAGACTTAACACGGGCGATAAATGCCTGTGCTTCAGAACGCGAAAGCCCGACTGAATCCCTCAGCCAGGCCTCCGCATCGCGAATAGATTTGATGCTGTCGATGCTCTTCATGGCCGTTACGCCAGCGAGCTCGTTAGCCGGGAAAGTACAGACGCTAATTTCCCGCAGGTAAGAGATGTTTTTGAAGATGAGCCCTGACGTGCCAACGGTGTAATCATCAGGCCCAACGGAAAACCCAACAGACATCCCTTCAACCGTGCCATGCTGCATGGCAGCTTTCAGGTCTTCGGCCAGGCTAAGCCCTGGAGTAAGTTGACCACGGACAAATAGCCCCTTGTCATCTTCATGCATGGCATCCCATTTACCGACCGGGATAGCACGTGTCTGGTGGTTAAAGAACATGGCCACCTTGCGACTCTGGTTAGCAATCACACCAGCGAAAGCACCTGGCAAAATAATGTCGCCATCGGCGTCGGTGTTATTAAAAACCGAGGCATACCCTTCAAATGTTCCCTTACTGCCGTCGCCGATGAACTTGATTTCTGTCTGGTCGAAAGCCAGCGTCTTCTGAATGTCAGGCATCATAGCCCCCATAAAAATTAAGCCCCGGCATTGCGGGGCTCTTTGTTTGTTCCGAGATCGGTAATGGGCACGTTCTGCGACTGCCGTGTCGCCACATCACCTCCGGGCAGCGGCGGCAGGTTATCGAGCCTTCGAACCTCGTTAACGGTCCGAATCCCGGTATTGACCATGATTTGCATAAATGATGCCCGGCTTGTTGAATCACCGCGCAACAGCCCGTCGAGGTTATGCTCGGCGTGAATGATGCCCTGTTCTGACTCTTTGACCAGCCAGCGCTCAATGCTGTACTCCCACCGATCAAGGTAGGGTTTGAGGGTATACTGGAGAAAGCCCAGGTTTTGCTGTTCAATCCCCGATCCCCAGGAGGTGGTTTTGTCCACGTCGCCGACCAGATGTGGAGGCACGCCGTAAAATCGCGCCAGTTCGGCGACCTGAAATTTACGCGCAGCCAGAATTTCTGAATCCTGAGGCGAAACGCCGATAGGTTGCGTGGTGAAGCCGCTCTCAAGGATCCAAAGCCGCTTTTTGACCGGACCACCAGCAATCTCCTTAAAGTTTTCCTCCAGCTGCCCACGCTGCTCTTTCGTCAGCACCTTGCCGTCAGTCATCAGGATCTGCGGAGACTTCGCACCGTTGGCGAAAAATTCACGCTGGTTATCTTCCATCGCTATGGCCACACCAGCAGACTTCGCACTGAACGCCAGCGGCGAAAGACCAGTCAGACCATTGAAGCCAAATCCTTTGAGATGAAAAATTTCTTTCTGTGAAAAGTCAGCGTATTCAGTGTCCCGTCGGTAGCGGTAGATAATATTTTTACCGTTATCGCTGAGCCGAACTTCCATATTGGCGCTCATCAGTGGAACCATGCTAATCACGTCACCAACACCGTTTCGCTCAACATGTGCATAGGCGTTGCCGTAGGCACATAGCTGCATAGTCATTGCTTCGCGAAACTCAAGAGCGGTCATGAAGTTGTTGGGACGGAATCTCAGCAGTTTCGCAAGGGGGTGACTGTTGTCCACTTTCGTGCGCTGATCATTTTTGGTCTGATAAACATCGAGTGGTAAAGATGCTGTTACGGTGGAGATTAACCTGATGCAGGCCCATACCGTACTGATTTGCATATTACGCTCATCAGTCACAACAGAATCACCAACCACACCGTGCGCTGACGTACCCGCCATTTGCGAGCCCTTATCGGGTGTCACCAGGCGGCCGCCGGTCAGGATAGAGGCCATGCGCGCCCAGAATGGCGATCGCGTCCGCAGGTCAATGCTGTAATCGGTATCTGCCATTTTTACACGCTCAAAAAGTTGTAAATGAAATCATTAACGTCACCCTGCTCCTCTACCTCGTCACTGGTCTGCGCGCCAATAGACATCGCCAGCGCTACCATGCCGTCGATACGTCCGCTCGACTTACCTTTCACAAACTTGCGGTTACCGGCAGGGTCAGTGATTACCGTGGCGTTTTTGGCGCACATTTCGAGGATCGGATGATTGCCGTGCTTCAGCTGCGCACCGAGCAGTTTGGCTTCCAGCTCCCTGAGAGCAGGCGACATGGAAACAAACCCCTGACCGAACTCTACGAATCGTTCGAGCTCCACATCGGTGAAACCAGCATCGATGAGATGCGGGCGAAGGAAGCGCATGTTATAGCGGTCAAACGCCAGCGCCCTGACGTTACAGAGATCAAAAACGCGCCGCAGCTCCCTCGCGATAAATCCATACTCGATAGCCTTACCAGGTGTCGTGTTTAGCCAGCCCTGCTTCGCCCATATGTCATAAGGCACACGATCGTTACGCGCCTTATCTGCCAGCCCTTCCTCCGGTAGCCAGAATTTACAGTGCACATCGCCCTGCGTGGTGTTCAGCACCAGTGCGGTCAGGTCTGACACGCTGGAAAGATCGAGCCCGCCCCATACGGTAGCCCCCGCAAGTTCGCCGGGTTCCTCCTTGTTCATATGCCATACACTCTGGCTAACGAACGGGCTTTTCGCTTCAACCCTGCGGTTTAACACAAGGTTCTCAAACTCTGCCTGGCGAGACGGCAGGCGTTTCGCACTGGCGGCCATATCCAGCACTTCTTTCTGGTTCATGAACACATCGAAGGCCGGGTTTGCCAGCCTGATGGCCTCGACAGAGAAAGGATCGATATCTTCCGGCGCGGTCTGAAGCCGGACCACCGTCCGGGGATCGGCTCCGGTCAGGCCATCATCAATCAGCAGGCTAAGCAGGTCGCTCGCATCGGGCGCCTGGGTGCTGATGATTATCGAAATAGGGTTATCCTGTGCAGCGGTGGCGGTTTCCAGCGCTTCATAAAGCGGGTCTCGCGGCCCACGAACCTGGCCCAGTTCGTCGTGTGCAACAAATCGCGGCGAGAAACCATAGGCCGTGGTAGCTTCGGCACTCAGTGCGCGGTAATAAGAACCCAGCTCAGGGCAGTGGATTTCTTTAGCTGAATCCTTGATCGCAACGTACTGCATTAGTACCGGGTTCATCCGGCACATCTTCGAGGCCAGGTTAAACAGAATAGCCGCCTGGTCGCGTGAGCGTGCCGCAGAATACAGCTGCGAGTTCGGTGCAGCCTCGGGCCCTACCAGGTAGAGCAACATCAGCATGGCGGTTTCCACCGTTTTGGCGTTTTTTCGCCCGCGACTGATGATTGCGCGACGTGTACCATGCTTGTTGTCGAAAATGGCTCTGAAGTCATCCTTCATGAACTCAGCCATTTTCAGCGGCTGGCCGACAAACTTACCTTCGGGAATATAAATATTTCTTTCGCACCAGAGGATATTCCTCTCGGCTCTTGTCAGAGTTTTTTTAGCCATCGAAGAGCCTTATTCAATTTCCCAGGGTTTTTTCTCCCGCGGCAGATTTTTGTTGGCGCGTCCTACTGTTTTAGGATCAGCAGTCGCCTGCCGGGTGATACGCAGTCGCGTTGCCAGTGAAGACGCAGACCGTACTTCACGTTCGCGCATCGTGAGCAATTTATCGTAGCGCTTCAGCCCGTCATCCCGAGCCAGCCACTCCAGCTCAAACTCCTCGATCTGAGTGGTTAACAGTCTCGCCTGCACCACATGCCGACAGTACATTTCCATCATGTCGCGATGTGTTTCAGTAAATGAGCTGGCCGGGTTATCGTTAACCAGTCTGATCCAAACGTTTATCTCTGGATCGCTAAGGTGTAACGAGGGCTGCAGCCTGCTTTCAGCCAGAGCCGGAAGCGACACAGCCGTCGTCGCGGCAAGAGATTTTCTGCCTCGCTGTGCCATCGCTTTTTTCCTTTTTTTCTGGACGTTTTTGAAAAGAAAACTGGGGGCGCGGTCTTTTTACGATTGCCGCCAGAGTTTTACCCCTCCCCCCACCCTCTCGGGCTGATAATGAGAAAATCTATCATTTCTCGATGATCCGCAAGTTTTCACGGGGAGGGCTGGGGGGCTCCAGGCGCTCACCGACACCGACAGACATTGTCAGGATGATCGTTGGTAGCGTCTCGTTTGCTGTATGACTGAAGGAGATGGCGGATGCAGAAAGAAAGCTCACACCATCAATGCTCAGTTCCACCAGCTTGCCATCCCGGTATTCAATCTTCAGGTCTTGCATTGCGCGCTCCTGTTACCAGATTACCCTGCCTTCATTGTCGAACTCGGTAACCGTTCCGCCCTTCTCCATGCGTTGCTTAACCGAGTCGTGGCAGCGCTTGCATAGCGACTGAAGATTGTCCGGGTTGTGGAAGAGGGTTTCATCGCCCTTGTGAGGTTTGATGTGATCAACAACGGTGGCAGATATCACCTGATTTCGCCTGAGGTGAAACTCGCAGAGTGGCTGTTTCTGAAGCTGGTGAAAACGCAGTCGATACCACCGTTTAGTGTTATAGAGATGATGCCAGGGTGAATTAGTTGCCATATTCACTCCAATAAAAAGCCCCGCATAAGCGAGGCTGTAGATTCAGATAATTGATTTTGGCTACTGGTAGTTATCTACAAAATGTCCTTCGATCTGAGATCTGACATCAATAGCGTCGTCTAACTTTAAAGAATCATAGCCCTTAATATGGAAATGAGGTTCATATGCATAAATAGTAATAAACGCATATGACCCTTCATCTCCTGAGAAAATCTCATATTTGACGCGAGAAAGACCGGCCCCAACTAACATGTATGTATCTAAAAGCTTCTGGGTATTCATTATCCATTCCTTTTCCTTTAAAAATCCTTACCAGCATACATGCATTCGATGGATAACGGCAGCAATACATCCTTGAAGACTTCGAAAAGAAACCTCAGCGTCAGTGAGTTAATACCCACACAGCCATCCAATAATTCCAAAAAATAAAGCGGCAAGTAGCCAGCCAAGTGCAGTTTTCTTCATTAACACTCCGTAAAATGCTATAGACATCCCTAGACAGAGCGTTATAAAAACTGGCCACATAGTCAATAACAAAAACAAATAACTGACTAACCCACTATTAATAGTTACATTCACCACTAACTTAACCCTGACGTTCTAAATATGAGCTGTGTCTCCTGACACCATGCAATCTGCTCTTTCTGGTGAACTATAGCATTATCAACGATACTCAGTGAATGCTTGATGCCTTAGCCGCTGAGCTCCGTTAACTGATTTACACCCGCTACGCTTGTCATATCCGGAGTGTTATCTAAACTATCTTATGACTTTGCTCTGCCATGACAAAGTCTGCCGTTCTACCCGTGAGCTTATGGATGAGCCACTCTCAAGCCTTCCTGGCTCTCAGTTTTATTCTCAACCAGTAGAAAATAAACCAACTTCGTGGCTACAATCAGTCATTGGCTGGCTGTACAGCACCCCGTAGCTTTGGGATTTCCTCCACGGGGTTTTTTATAACACTTAAGGCAGATGCTTCGGTTTAGCATTATCGAAGCCCCTTAGCTCAGGAGCTTCTGTAATGCCTACTGCTGGGCCCTGTGTTCGTAACGGGAAATGGTCTTGCCGTTTGCGTTCATCACATAGGCCACCTCCCCCTGCTTCAGGAACACGTTCTGGTCCATTCCAGACACTGAGATACTCTGCTGATTGGGGTTGAAACCAACGCTCAGGCCGCTATGGATTTCTTCGCCGCCGCCAGGCGACATCACTTTTACTGTCAACATGCTTCTTCTCCTACTTCTGGTAATAAAAATGCCGCACGGTGGCGGCACTGATCGAATATCAGGATGTTGCAAAAAGTAACGCTCGCTTATCTTTGAGTTTTCACACAAAAAGTAAGGAGCGTTTTAATGTCCGTTGATAATCAGAAACTTTTACAGAAAATCGTCGAGGAGCTGGAGTCACTCAAAGGTGAGACCGAGATCTTATCTATCGCTGTATCCTGCCTCTTCAGCGAGTTGCCAACAGATAGCGCCAGTAACGTGAGGGCTAAATTCACAAAATCCGTGAATGAACTAAAAACAGCGGCAGCAGCTAGTCGGAGGAGGTCGCGTCGCGACGTATATTCAAAAGCTCTGTCAATGATGACCAAGCCTGAGTAATTTCGGCATCAAGGTTGCTAAGGAATACGCTTCTGGCATCCTGCGTGTTCCTTTCCTCTTCCGGCTTTAATGCTGCCGGCACTGCAACAGAGATGTTGATCGGCAGGTTAAGGCTTCTCAGTTCATCCTTGAGCAGGCGCACCTTTTCGATGACTGAATCAATGGCGCTGTCATCAATTTCAATTACGAGTTTTCTTTCTTTCATGGATACTCCGTTACGGGCAGTTAGCCTGCACTGCTTTGTTGTGCGCCAGGATGTCACGCTTGGTCTGCTTATCCAGCACATCGATATCGTGGTCAGTCAGGTAGATGATCCGCACCCAGCTGCAGGCCGTGTCAACGACTACCGGGGCGGGTAAACTTTTCGCGCAACTCCCGATCAACATCGTCATCGCCCATACGCTTAACGTCTTCCTGTACATCGCTGGCCCCTTTCGTGACTTCAGCACGGCGTTCTGCCGCGGCGACAGTAGCAGCGGCGTTCTCTTCGGTACGTTGCTGATCAGCTTTGGCTTTCGCCTTACTGGCCCCGCGAGCATGACCAATGCCGAACGCGCCAGCAATAGCACCCAGGATGACGACCACCAGTCCCGCGATAATTTCAAAGCTCATTGCTGCTCCTTCAGTTCGTCGGCCTTTTCTTTCAATGCTGGCTGGCGTACGTATTGCGATAGTACGGCCAGCACCACCAGCGCAGGGCTAATCAACGCAACGATGTTTGGCGGCAGGATGTTTTTGATATCCGGCGGCAGCACCGCCCAGGCGTGCAGCGCAGCATCCGGGAACGACTGCGCCCATACACCAACCAGCGCGCCGATAGCTCCCAGCTTTACAGACCACGTTTTCAGCAGCAAGCTGGCATGCCCTACGAACTCCAGCCGGGTATATTTGCGCAGAAGTAACAGAACGAGCACAGCCACCAGCACAAGCAAAGCGAAAATGATCATCTTCACAGGACACGCTCCTTAACCCAGCCGTAGAGAAAATCCTCGTTGGCTTCGCGTCCCTCCGCCAGTTCGAGGTATCTGGCACCCTGGCTGCAGTTCAGCGCACGCAACAGAACCTGTTCACCCTCTTTCCCGCGGGCGGAAAGGTATCCCTTAAGCGCGGTGATGGTTCGGGGACCAATGGCGCCATCCGGAATCAGATCGGGATACAGCTTTCCGCGCATATTCATTGCGGTCAGCCAGCGCTGGAAAAACTTACTGGCTACAGATGGCCCCATGTTCACGCCAGTGTCGCAAAGCTCATCTGCCAGTAACGTAGATAGAGCTGCCACCTGGTCAAACCGGGGGCCGGTCCAGTAATCGCTCAGCAGGATTTGCTTTGCTGTTTCCCTGGGCAGGTTCCGCATATCACCGGTGTAGCCATGTGCACGGGCGGTGGTCTGCGTGATGCCCCAGCGGGTCGGCCCGCCTTTATCCGACGGATGATCGACATAACCACCCTCCTTGCCGAGGATCCCCTCGATAATCTGGTCTGCTGTCATTGTGCTTTCACTCCGGTGATTCGTTCCCAGAAATACGTGAGCGCTACGGAGCCCATCGCGCCGCTTATCCCCGCGGTTGCCAGAATCATGTAAATGCTCAGTCCGCTTTCAATGCTCACCAGGCCAGCAATAACGCCGGTAAACCCTGAAACCACCATTTGGGCAAGAGCATTGATCAAGCTCCATGTTGCCTTGCTCTGCTTCACATCTATCAGGTAGCGGACAAGTCCACCCCAGCAAGCAATGATCAGCAGAACCAGCCAGGACATCCCGGCAATGCTCTCTTTGTCTTGCATACGCTTAGCCATAGTTACCGCCTCCGATGAAAGATCGGGAAGCTGTGTGTGAGAAGGTCAGGCCCGTCAGGCTGGATTTAACAACGAAGCATGTCGGTGATGATTTCCGCGGGACCTGATAATAAAAAAGCCATGCAAATGCATGGCCTTGTGATTTGAATCCGTTATTTACAAAATGTATTCGAGACAGTATCTTTCGACTTCCGGACAAAAAACATATACCGGGACAAAATCTAAATGTAACTGCCTTGCCTGCATGAAACCATGCGGGCTTTTTTTTGCCCAAAGAAAAAGCCCACCGAAGTGGGCCTTACAGCTATCATCATTTTTTATTAGGTGTGGTGCCGGGTGCCTCCCGGTAAGTCGCCGCCAGTCCACAGACGACTCGCAATGCGCAAAAAAACATATCAGACTGGCAATGCCCCTCCGCATAGGGGGATTCACCACACCAGAAATTTAACATTCAGTCTTTCTGGTTTCAATACTCTGTATGGGTCCACCACATATTGCAATTTTTACTCTCACGTAAAATATAGTCCACTGGCGTCATCAGTTCGAGTGATTTATGTGGCCTTTTGCTGTTATACAGCACCAGATATTCAGC